GTAACAAGATTGTGTACGACGCAACCACAGGTGAAGTGCGCGACGATCGTCGTTTTACTAGCATGATTGAAGATTTCTGGATTCCTCGTCGCGGTGAAGGTAAGTCTACTGAGATTACAACTCTGCCAGGAGCGCAGAACCTTGGTGAGTTGACGGATCTTAAATATTTCGAAGAAAAACTATACAAATCATTGAATGTTCCTGTTTCTCGTTTACAGCAGCAACAAGGATTTAGTTTAGGTCGTACCACAGAAATTACCCGTGACGAGTTAAAATTTAGTAAATTCGTAGAAAAACTGCGCAATAAGTTTAGCACTCTATTCGACGATTTAATGATGCGTCAACTATCGTTGAAGCAAATCGCCACTCCTGATGAGTGGAATCAAATGAAAGAGTACATTCATTATGATTTTATCAAGGACAATAACTTTGCTGAACTCAAAGAAGCTGATCTGATCGCTAATCGTGTTACTTTGCTCAATAGTATGATTCCTTATGTCGGTACATACTACTCAATGAATTGGGTTCGTCAGCACATTCTACATCTGACCGAAGAAGAAATTAAAGACATGAAACAAGAGATTTACGAAGAACAGCAAGAAATGATAGACATTGCCACCATGGAAGCGCAAAAACAAGCTGTTCAAATGAATGTGATGAATCAGGCTCAGGCACAAGGTGCTGAAAATATAAATAATCAAGGCGGAAAACAACCAGCTGCATCCAAGAACGGAGAAAAATAATGGAAACTAGAGATCTTGTAGAATCTATCATCGTAGCAGATGAAGACACCAATCAAAAATTTTTAGACCTTTTTGCTAGTAAAATCACCAATGCGCTAGAAGTTCGCAAGGTTGAGATTGCATCAGGGTTGATGAGTGAAGCAATGGAAGGTAGGAAGGTTAGTGATTATCCGCACTTCCACGAATTAGCATATGGTGCGATGGCTCAAAATGCTGCTGGTACTAAAAAACAAGCAGGAAATGTTTCCATTGACCCAGAACATGTTCCTCATGTAGAAAAAGCAGAAGCTGAATTGAAAGCAATGAAAGAAAAGGGTGCAGACTTAGTGCGTATGGGTGGCGATTTAGATGATGGTGCAAAGCCTAAAGGTATGAAGCACGCTCATAAAGCATTGGGCAGAGTTTTATATGAACAAGTCGAGCAGATTGATGAACTCAAGGATAAAACATATGCTGCTGTAGTACGTGCTAGAAGTGGTGTTGAAGATGATCTAGAACACGGTGGTGAAAATTGGAAGGGCGACAATACAAAATATAAACAGGCTCTACGCAGAATATCAAAGAGACGAGGTTCTGATGAAGGTAGAAGACTTTACAAAAAGTATCCACCAGGTAAGAACCCTATGGCAAATGAAGATGTTGAGCAAGCAAACGAAGCAGCTGTCGCATTACCAGCTGCAGATCTAAATGCTCTACGTCTTATGAAAGATATTGATCGTGCGGGAACAACAAATGCATTGAGAATGTATCACAGAGGCGGTGGCGATATCAATAAACTTTCTATGAAACATCGTCAGCTAGTTACAGACTATTTGTCTAAGGCTGGCGGACTGGGTAAAGTCTCAAGAGGTGCTATGGCTTCTGCTTTGCGTACTAAGAAAGAACAAGACACTGAAGAATGAAATTTAAATCACTTCGCGAAAAAATAAACGAGGCGAAAATTTCGAAAGAAATTTTGCCTCCTATGCTTTTAGTTTTGAAACGCAGAGGCATGCGTATTTTTCCAGATGGACGTAGAGTCGCGTTGTTTGTAAACGACAAATATAATCTTGTCTTTACTGTTCCATATGGAGATGCTGCTTTCGGTATTTCTGCTAAAGATGCTGTCATATCAGGTACATCACAATGATGAGAGAATATATTCTAAGTCGTTTGTATGCAATTCTAGAAGAAAAACTAGCAGTCGCCAAGCAATTTATTAGTGAAGCAAAAAAGAAACCAAATCGCAATGTGGTCAAACAAGGTCGCGCTAAGATCATTCGTGCTCGTGTTCGTGGTGGAAAAGTTCAAAGAAGAAAGAAACTTTCTGCTGTCAAAGGATTTACAATTCGTGGTGGTAAACTAGTGCGCATGTCTCCTGCTGAAAGACGCAAGAGAAAAATGGGTGCACGTCGCGCCAAGATCAAAGCAAAAGGAAAACGTGCACGTGCATTGATGAAGCGTAAAAGATCTCTAAGAAAGAGAGCAGCAATAGGACTAAAATAAATGAAACTTATTTCAGAAACAGTAGAAGAAGTACAGGTCATTACCGAAGAAAAGAACGGTGTGAAATCACTTTACATTACTGGTCCTTTTCTAGTTGGCGAAAAAGAGAATAAAAATGGTCGCAAATATCCAATGCATGTTCTCGTTCGCGAAATGAACCGCTACAACGACGAATACATTTGCAAGAATCGTGCTTTTGGTGAACTAGGTCATCCAGACACACCAAGCATCAATCTTGATCGCGTTTCTCACATGATTACTTCTCTAAAACAAGAAGGGAATATCATCGTGGGTAAAGCCAAAATCCTGGAAACACCAATGGGTAAGATTGCAAAGTCTCTAATGGAAGGCGGCTGCTGTTTAGGTGTTTCATCTCGCGGCATGGGCTCTCTAAAAGAAGTCAATGGCGTGAACATGGTACAGGACGATTATTATCTAGCCACAGCGGCAGATATCGTTGCTGACCCATCAGCTCCTGGTGCCTTTGTACAAGGTATCATGGAAGGTAAAGAGTGGGTATGGGACAATGGTCTAATCAAAGAAGTCAACATTGTTGAAATGTATGATGAGATCAAAAGTGCCAAGCAACGTCAACTAGAAGAAGTTTCATTACGAATCTTCTCTAACTTCATGTCAAAACTTTGATTTGTATAAATATAATTACCGTTTATAGGAGTTTTTCAAATGAGCAAGTCATTATCTGAATCTGCCGCTGAAATTCTAAGTGCATCAGTCGGAAAGGCTGACAAGGAACCAATGAAGAAGGGTCCTGGTGACGCACAAGAAGTCGGTGGGTCAACCAACGAAATGCCAGCTGGTCCTGACAATCCAGGAGCCAAGGCTGCTGCTGGAATCAACAAAGTCGCAGCACCAGCAACTAAGGGCGACGCAAAAGCTGTAAAGGTTAGCGCAATGGAAGAAGTAGAAACCGACGAAGAAATTGAACTAACTGAAGAAGAACTAGATGAGTATCTAAATTCTCTTTCAGAGGAAGAACTTGCAGCTCTTGCTGAAGAACTAGAAGCTGACGAAGATTCAGAAGAACTAACTGAAGAAGAACTTGCTGCTCTAGATGAAGCATCTAAACCTAATCTAAAGATGTCTGATTATCCACACTTTAAAGAATATGCTTCTGGTGCTTTGAGAGCCAGAGGCGAAGGTGCGCCTAAATCAGATACAGAAATTCACCATAGTGTAAAAGGTCATCTTGACAGAGCAGAAAACGAACTTAAAACAGCAAAACAAAAAGGGCATAATCTTTCCCAGCTGGGAGCTGATGCCGATGAAGGAAAACACGGTGGATTTAAACATGCTTATAAAATGTTAGGTAAAGCATATTATAATTTTGAAGAAGTCGATCAAGTAGAAGAAGCTGCACCTGAACTAACCGAAGAAGAAATTGCAGAAGCACGCAAGGCTGCAATGAAAGAAATGGTTGCCAAGAACATGGGTTCATGCAAGGAAGATATTGATGCGCTATTCAATGGCGAAGCACTATCTGATGAGTTCAGAGGCAAGGCAATTACAATCTTTGAAGCAGCTGTTCGTGCTCGCGTAGAAGCCATTGCTGAAAATCTATTCGCTGAAAACGAAGAGATCCTAGCAGACACCGTTGCAAGTATCGAAGAAGATCTAGCCAACAATGTAGATGAATATCTAAACTATGTCGTTGAGCACTGGATGTCAGAAAACGAACTAGCAATCGAGTCAGGTCTACGCACCGAAATCGCTGAAGAATTTATGGAAGGTCTAAAGAACCTATTCACTGAGTGCTACATGGAAGTACCAGAAGAAAAGGCTGACCTAGTTGAAGAAATGGCTGAGAGAGTTGTCACTGCTGAAGAAGCACTAGTACAGGTTCATGAAGAACTTGTTGCTGCTAAGAAAGTGATTAACGAAGTCAAGGCAAATGAAATTCTTTCTCTAACCTGTGAAGGTCTAACCAAGGTACAGGTGGAGAAGATTAGAGCACTCGCAGAGGGTGTAGAGTTCACCACAGAAGGTGAGTACAAGCAGAAGCTCGCAGTGATTCGCGAGAATTACTTCCCAACTAAATCAGTGAAGAGTGAAGCTCCTCAGACAGTTGTTGAAACTTCTGAAGGTGAGAAGGAAGTAAGCGGCATTATGGATCATTATGTAAAAGCAATCTCGAAGTCACTTCCTAAGTGATCTTTACAACCTAATTTAACGGAGAAATAAAAATGTATCTATCAGAAACTCACGCAGCCAAGTGGGCTCCTGTTCTAGATCATCCAGAACTATCAAAGATTACCGACCCATACAAGCGTGCGGTAACTGCTCTAGTTCTAGAGAATCAGGAAGTAGCCCTACGTCAAGAAGCAGCTGCTTATGGCAATCTATGGGAAACATCACCAGCTAACCAAGTTAATGGTGGTATGTCACCTGTTGTTGGTGGCGAAACCAACATCAAGGGCTTTGATCCAATTCTAATTGGTCTAGTCCGTCGTGCTCTTCCAAACCTAATGGCATATGACGTTTGCGGCGTTCAGCCAATGACTGGTCCAACAGGACTGATCTTTGCAATGCGCGCTAAGTATGCAAATACTGCAAACGACAGCCTAACAGCTGACGAAGCACTATTCAATGAAGCCGATACCGACTTCTCAGGTACTGGTACTCATGATGCGAGCGGTGCTTTCGGTTCTGCTACAGGTAACATTGCTAATGTTGCTCTAGCAAACACAGGTACTGCCGTATCTACTTCAACTGGTGAAGATTTTGGTGGCGACACAACTCTACAGTCAATGGGATTCACCATTGAGCGTGTGAGCGTCGTTGCTAAGACTCGTGCGTTGAAGGCAGAGTACACCCTAGAACTAGCACAGGATCTAAAGGCAATCCATGGTCTAGATGCAGAAACAGAACTATCAAACATTCTGTCAACTGAAATTCTAGCTGAAATCAATCGCGAAATTGTTCGTACAATCTACGCAACTTCAAAGATTGGTTACACTGGTGCCGCAACAGCTGTGTTCAATCTAAACAGTACAACTGACACATCAGGTCGTTGGGCAGTTGAGAAGTTCAAGGGTCTATTGTTTGCAATTGAAAAAGCAAGCAACAAGATCGCTAAAGACACTCGTCGTGGTAAGGGTAACTTGCTAATCGTCTCAACAGACGTAGCATCAGCCCTATCAATGACTGGTCTTCTAGACTATCAGTCAGCTCTAACTAACAACACCAACCTAACTGTAGACGACACAGGTAACACCTTCGCAGGTACTCTGTTCGGACGCATCAAGGTCTACGTTGATCCATATTCTGTAACAGGAAATGACTACGTGATTGTTGGTTATAAGGGCGCAACTCCTTATGACGCTGGTATGTTCTATTGCCCATATGTACCTCTACAGATGGTAAGAGCAATCAATCCTAACACCTTCCAGCCAAAGATTGGCTTCAAGACTCGTTACGGATTGGTAGCAAACCCATTCGCAACATCAGCAGGTACTGGTGCAATTGCTAACGACAGCAACCTATACTATCGTCGCTTCAAGGTTGATAACCTAGTCGGATAATAGTAGCAAGTGATTCGCTAATTATAATCATAACAAGCGAAACTGGGGGAGAGGGAAACCTCTCCCCTTTTTCATTTACCTAAATAATCGTATGGGAATCATAATTAACATTCAAGATTTGATTGACCTGCGCGAAAGAAGACAGCAGGAACTTGAGTATTACACTAAACGTCTTGAAGAGTTACAGAAAAAACTTTTCTTCATCAAAAAAGACATTGATCTAACCAGTTACATCATAGAGCTGCTTGAGAAAGAAAAGATAATGGATCTGAGGAAACTAGATGACAACTCAAACTCGTAATCCTACAAACAAAGATTTACTGCAATCAACAAAATTTCAGTTAATCTTTACCGCTCTGCCTGGAATTACATACTTCTGTCAGTCTGTTAATCTTCCTGGTGTATCATTGAGTGAAGTTCCTAGAAACACTCCATTCATAGACCTATACGTTCCTGGTGAGAAATTGCAGTATGATGTATTGAACATTACATTTCTGGTAGACGAAGATCTTCGTGCATGGGAACAACTACATGATTGGATTCGTGCTCTCACATTCCCAACAGATTTCAAAGAGTATACACAACTGCCCAGAATCACATCAAGAAGTTATCCTAGAGAACAACCTCAATATGCTGATGCAGCATTTACTGTGTATACAAATAAGAACAATCCTAATCTAAGATTCAAGTTCAAAGATTTGTTTCCAACAACATTGAGTTCAATTCAATTTAATGCCTCAGACACAGCAGACAATATCATTACTGCTGATGCATCATTTAGATTTTCTTACTTCAATATAGAAAGACTTGATTAATTTGAATTCGTAGGTTATAATTATACTATGTACAATTTGAGGTTTTGAAATGAAACTACAAGCACCATCACTCGATGAGTTGATGACCAGTTGGGAAAAAGATGCAAAGGTGAATTCTACTGAACCTAGCACTGAGATTCTTAGAATCCCCAATCTGCACGCA